GTTCGTCAGAGAATAGCCCTATGACGTTTCTGCCCTCAAACCAAACTTCTTTGATTGACTCGTTATAGGTAGTCTCACCATCGTTCTCATACTCGTAAACTACTGTGACGATCTCACTGCCTTCGCCTGTGGTTGTGTCAAATTCCCAAGTTTTTTCCATCATTCACTCCTGTTAAAAATTAAATGTTATTCCTGTTTTGCAAGGTTTTCTATTGGGACTTACCCTAATCCAAGCATTCTTTTATGCAAACATCTACTCCTGAAACACTTGAATAAACCTTGGAAACATGGATATTCACAATCTGAGAATCATCTTTGTAAACCACTCCATTCATAGCGTCTTCTACACTTTTAAGCACATTGGATGCGTCTGGCTTCTTAATTGGCTTCTCTAAGCCGTTTAAACAGGCTTCTATGCGCTTTTTAGGCAAAGACTTAGGGATTGGCGCTCTGATGTACAAATACAGCGTTACAGGGGTTTCCAATGGTTCGCTAGTTCCCATTGCTTCTATTGCGGCTTCTTTGATTAAAGACTCATAGTTTCTTGTTTTGTCAGGGGTGTAAGCCATAACGTAATTGCCACGTTTGGCATACCTTGCTCTTTGTTTGCCAACAGGGTCAGCATCTACTTTAAAAGTGACCATGAAGCTCATAGCAATGTCCCATCTTTGATTCTGTTCATATATTCTCGGATTCTGTCTCTAGCACCAGTGCCATATATTCTTTCGGCTCTTTCAAGTCTGGCACGAATGAGATCACGATTCTTTGATGACTCCCAATTGCGATAGAGTTCCCTAGCCTCTGCTTGCTCTAGGATCACTCTGTCGCCCTCATTGGATATTGTCTTTCTCGAATAAGCCATAGGTGTTTACTCTAGGTCGCCAGTAAGCTCTAAGGCTTTGTTTATCAAGTGAAGAGGAAAAGGGACTCCATCCTTAACCTTGTCTAACAGTTTCATTGCGTCATAGTGGGACATTTTTACTCCACTTATGTTTCTCAAGCCACTTCTTGGCCTTCTCTTTAGCCTCTAACGCTGCTTGTCTTTCTGCCTCGGTAGATTGCTTCTCAATCTGCAAAACTTGTTTAACAGGGATTTCAGGCCCTTGATTGCATAAGTCTCGGAAAGCAATGGCGCTCGGTGGAAAGTCTTTTCCTAGTTTTTCAAGAGCAAAATCAAGGCTTGGTTTGTATGTCAGGAATCGACCGAGATACTTTTTCCAAGTCTCCCTCACCAACATGGGGTCTACATCTTGCCAATGGTTAATGAACTTTGCGCCATAAATAGCGTTCATCATTCCAAAGATGTAATCAAAGCCTGAGTCGGCATCACAAAAGTCTTTTTCGTTCCACATCTTCTGCCTCCAATACGATAGTTTCAGGTTTAGCCCAGAATGGTTGTTTTGGTACAGACGCACCTCTGGTTAACTGAGCCATTGTGTTTTGACGTTGTTCAGAAACAGATTGCTTCTCTTTTACCCAATCAGCTTTTAGACCTTGGCTTCCACGAGTACACCACTCAACCAAAAATTTATCTAAAGGCCAATTAAGTTTGAAAGCCTCTTTTCTTGCGCCCTCAACAACTGTTTCAGTAATTGGCGCTTTCTTACTTTTGCGTAAAGCAACCCAATCATTCCAAACTTGATCACGAACATCGGGAGGGCAAGCAACGCTAGTTGCGCTCTCTCTCTTTGGTTTATGGTTATTGGTTATTGGTTCTTGGTTAGGGTTATTTTGGCTTTGATCTGGCAACCCAGAAATAACCGACTGGGTTTTCTTTGGCCTACCGCCTAGCTTCCCATTGTTCTTGTTTTTCTCGGCTTGCTCTTGATAATCTTTGATTTCAACTTCGATTCGTTTGTGCTTGTATCCTGTTTTGCCCAAAACAAAGAAATCTGACAAAACATTTTCAAGAAATTTAACCTCGTCAGAACCCAGACGTAACCGCCTAATAACCACTTGGGTTTCATCTGGAATTGGTTGTTCATCAAGGTAATACCAATCAATCAACTGGCGATAAATGCCATGTTCAATTGTTGATAGATGGCCTGTATCTTTCCGATAGTCGGCAATATTGAACTTGTAGTAGTGCATAGCTGTCTCATGTTCCAATTCTCCCTAAAAGAAACTGCGGCAGGAGGGGAGACTTCTCTTTTCAATGCGCTCATGACTTCGCATCTAGCCGTGTTTCAAAACATTGTATCAAATGAATTGATTGTTGGTAATCTCTTTCACAGGTTTTGGTCTGCCAAGCAATCTTTTAGCTTGTGCATTCATCACCGCATACTCTGATTTACTGAAGATACCCTTGGCGTTTCTGATGTCAAAAGGGTTTAGCAAGCAGCGGGCTTCGTCTTTTGGCTTGCTCTCAATTAAGTGGTCAGCAAGCGTGTACTTAGCCACTCTGTAGCGACCTACTTTGACCTCTTCTGTCGTTAGCTCACCTTTGTATCTTAACTTCTTAGCTGTAGACAATACAGAGGATTTAGGCATCCCTGTTAAATCACAGACTTCTTGTGAAGTAAGTGGCCCATTCTGTAGAGCTTTAATGATCATGGCTTGAGTCATTTGAAAAGGTTCTCCAAATTGATTTTTCGGTTTAGATGTAGTTCTAGCGTTCTAGCAAGCAAGGCAGTCATAGAGGCGTGTAAGTCCTCTGGTTCGGTTGTATAAGCATCTGCCATTGTTTGAGAGTACCCAAGCAAGGCTTCAGCGCATCTTTGTTCAAGTATTTCAACGTGCATAAGAAGAAGGAAGTAGGTAGAAGGACTATTTACTAATAGGACAAGTCTTTTCAGATTAGCATAGAAAAAACTTTGCGTAAGTAGGGAAAACCCCTATTAAATAGTTGTAAAACCTGTGGCACATTAGCGGTGTGGGCAAATAGTAGTCCACGTTTAACAGGAGTGAATATGAAGCAATCAGCGTTTCCAATATCGGGTTCGCAGTACCGACACACAGAAGGAATGACCTTGCGTGATTACTTTGCGGCTAAGGCTATGCAAGCAATCATTACGAACCACAAGCTAGAAGACTGTGATGACTTTGTTGTTGCGGCTAATGCTTATCAAATGGCTGACTTCATGCTTGAAGCAAGGGGCAAATGATGCCAATACTTAATGGAAAAAAGGTCATAGACCTAGAGATAGATGGGGTAGACAGCAGAGATTATCCAGACTTCTGTGATGCTTACTTCTCAGGTGGATGCTATGAAGATGGAACACCATTGACAGAGGATGAGTTAAACAAGCTCACCGATGTTGCAGGTGATGTTCTCTGGGAAATGGCTTTCGATAGTCTCACATGAAAACACTATTTCAGACCTATTTGGAAGAGTTTTCTGACATTCAATACTGTCCTTATTGCCTGACAATTAAGGGAAACAGAATAGTTTGCTGCCAAGAAGCAGACTTTATCGAGTTCAAGGATTTAGACCTTGACCAACAAACACAAATCATTGATCAAGAGTTAAATACATATCTGGAGTGAATATGTCAATAGAAGCGTTACTTAAAAGAGATGTGAATGCTCACACAGAAAAGAAGAACAACCTTACTTATCTGTCATGGGCTTGGGCATGGGCAGAAGCTCTCAAAGCCGATCCTACTGCTACTTTCAAGGTAGAGATGTTCGATGGCAAGTGCTACATGGACATTAACGGCACAGGCATGGTCTGGGTGACAGTAACCATGTTTAACAAGCCAATGACCTGCCAATTACCAGTGATGGACTACCGAAACAAACCCATCCCTAACCCAGATGCTTTTGCGGTAAATACTGCCATCATGCGCTGTATGACCAAGGCTCTGAGCTTGCATGGCTTGGGACTCTACATTTACGCTGGTGAGGATCTCCCAGAAGAGGGTAAATCAGTGGTTATCACCCCTACTCAGGGTGCAACAGACAACATTCCTCCAGAGGAATTACAGTACTTGCAAGAGATGGCAGTCGATCTGATTGCGATGTGTGAGCAAGGTGATCCCAAGTCAGCTTGGGAGAAGTTAGAGGGAGAGAACCTAGACGATCAACAAAAGATCGCCTTGTGGACACTCCTACCAAGTAAAGTGCGTACAGCGTTAAAGAAAGCAAAGGAAATGTGATGGAAAACCTAGCAATTAGCCACGACTATGTTTTGTCAGCATTTGACTATCAAGATGGAAATCTTATTAGGAAAACTGGACGATTAGGAGAAGTTGGTCAGATTGCTGGTTGTCTTCACAAAGGAACTGGCTATATCCATGTGAAGATAAAAGCCAAAGCATTTAAAGCGCATCGCCTTGTTTTTCTTTACCACCACGGCTATTTGCCTGAGTTTGTTGATCACATTGATGGCAACAAAAGAAACAACAGAATAGAGAATTTGAGGGCGGCGACCAAAGAGGAAAATTGCCGCAATCAGAAGATTAGATCAACAAACAAATCTGGATATAAAGGAGTTAAATGGGTTGAACACTGCAAAAAATGGCAAGTTGAAGTTTGCAAAAACTATAAACAATTGCGTTTTGGTATGTATGAAGATTTAGAGTTAGCAGGTCTTGTTGCTATCGAAGCAACAGAGTTAATACATGGCAGATTTTCTGCTTACAAAGGAGTTTTAAATGGAAAATAATCGTAATGTTCGGGACAATTCAGGAGTCCTTTTTTCTAATGACAAAAAAGAATCTGATAAACACCCTCACTATAAAGGTAACATAACTGTAGATG